TGGGCGATGCTCACAGCCGCATCCCCCGGCGCAGCGCCTGCTCGACCAGCGGCTTGGCCTGCTCGGCGCCTTTGCGCAGGAACTCGGGTTCACCGGACGGGCCCCAGACGACGCCCTTGCCGCTCGGGCGCGGCGTGTTCGTGCCGAGCAACGTGCCGGCGGCCTCGTGCACCGCGGCGGCGTATTCGGCCGTGTAGCCGATGCGGCCGGTCACGCGGGTGCCCTGCTGCTGAACGTCGCGGTACTGCGAGTTGATGAGGTTCGAGGTCTCGCGCGGCGTCATGCCCGCGGCCTCGCTGCCGATCGGGATCAGCATCGTCAGCACCGTGCGCTGGGCGCGGGCCTGCGTCGCCGTCAGAAACTGCGGCATGCGGTTGACCACGCGGACACGGTTGCGATCCATGCCGGGCATGCTAGGAACAGGCCTCCGCGGGCCCGCGCGCCGTCAGGTGGCGATGCGGAAGTCCGGGTCGCCCTCGGCGCGGAACGTGTCGGCCCAGGTGCGCACCGCCCGCACTTCTTCGGCGCCAGCCGCGAACGGGTCGGCCACGCCAGAGGCGCCGATCTTGACCATGTCGCCCTGCTTCACCCCGGGCAGCGAGGTGTAGATCAGCAGCTTCGACGTGAACTCCTCGCCGCTGGCCGAACGCATGCGCACGTCGTCCTCGGCATAGTCGCAGAGGAACAGCGCCGGGGCGCCGTGCGTCACAGCGCCGGTCCACTCGTCGCGGCCGGTCAGCGGCCAGAGCGTGGCGGTCTGCTTGTAGGACCAGCTGGCCGAGGTCGTGGGCTGCGGCAGGTAGGAGCCGGGCGGCACGGTGGTGGCGATCGTGATCGTGCCCGGGTCGCCAGCCAGCACCCGGCCAGTGCCGGACTCGTACAGCGCATAGGTGGCGGTGCTCGGGCGCGGGCCCTCGTAGCTGCCGTTCGGGTACAGAACGAAGGCCGGCGAGCTGCGGGTCAGCAGGACCGGCACGTAGCGCAGGCCCGGCGTCAGGCCGTCGTTGAACAGCGCGCCGGGGCCGTGCGTGCCGGTCGCCGTCTCGGCCAGGATCTGCGAGCCCAGCAGGCCCCACTCCGGCGGCCCGGCGATCTCGAGCCCGGCGCTGATGCCGACCGGGATCGTGCTGAGCAGGTTGCGGTCCATCAGCTCACCGTGACGAGGCGGAACCGCACGCCCGCGATAGTGGCGCCGGTGCTCGGGAAGAAGCCGAGGACCGCATAGGTGCCCGGCGACAGCCCGGTGAGCGTGACCTCACCCGTCGTCGCGTCGGTCGTGCCCGTGGCGATGGTGCGAACCCCGGTGCCCAGCGCCTCGATGCTGGTGAAGGGCTCGACCACCATGCGCGTGGTCTGGCCGGTGCGCCGGGTGCTGCCGGTGGCGTCGGTGGCCACGGCGGGCAGCGTGGGGCCGGTCGGAGGCGGCGGCGCCGCAGCGATCGTGAACGCCACGCTGTTGCTCGTGGCCGCGTTGCTGCCGGTGTCGAGCGCGCGGAAGGTGGCGTTGAAGGTGCCGGCAGTGGTCGGCGTGCCGGTGACGACACCCGTGCTGCTGTTCAGCGTGAGGCCCGGCGGCAGGCTGCCCGCGCTGACGTTGTAGGCGAAGGGCGTCAGGCTGCCGGAGAAGAAGCTCGCCAGCGCCGAGCCGGCCCAGCTGAAGGCCGAGCCCACGGTGCCGCTCTGCGCGCCGACGGTGCCGGAGAAGGCCACCGGAGTGGCGGCGGCCGACACGGTGATGCTGAACAGGTTGCTGTCGGCCGTGAGCGCGCCCACGTCGGTGCGGCGCACGCGCAGGCTGCTCGAGGTGCCCGGCGTGGTGGGCGTGCCGCTGATGAGGCCGGCGCTGTTGACCGTGACGCCCGCCGGCCAGGTGCCAACGGCGCTGTAGGTGCCGGTGTCGCCGCTGTCGGGGTCGGCGAACCGCAGCGCGGCATTGATGCTGCTCATGGCCACGCCGACCACGAGGCCCGGCACGCTGATGTCGGGGCCGCTGAAGGTGGGCGCCTCGTTGACGTTGTTGATGTTGAGCGTCACGGCCTGGGCCACCGCATCGCGCAGCACGTTGAAGCTGTAGCTGGCCTTCGCCTCGTGGTCGAAGCTGCCGCTGGCCAGGGTGACGACGCCGCCCGAGCTGATGCTGAGCAGGCTGGCGTCGGTGCCGGTCAGGCTCCAGGCGCTGCCGCCAGTGGCCGACCAGGTGCCGGCGTTGTTCTGGTTCTCGTTGACCGCGTGGGTGATGCTCGCGGCGCCTGCGGAACCGGCGGGGCCGGTGATGACGGGGGCGGTCACGCGACTGACAGGCGAAGCACGCGACGACACCCGCACGTCGCCCACGATGGTGAACTCGCGGCCGTTGATGATGCCGGCAAGGGTGCCGGTGACAGGGGTGCCCGCCGAGCCTGCCGGGTTGAACGGCCACACGTCATACAGCACCGCGCCGCCGGGCAGCGTGATGTCTTCGGGCTTCGGTGGCGTGCCGGCCGTGAGTGCGGTCCACTGAGTCGCCGTCAATGCGGCGCCGGTCCACACCGCCATGTCGGCGATGTGCATGGTGGCGCGTCCCTGGTACGCCCCATCGAAGTAGCTGGCGGCGATCAGGAGGGTATCGGCGGCCGAGAAGTCCGACGCGCCGGGGTTCGTGGTGTCCACGACCACGCCGGTCGGGTTGCTTGTGGTGAAGATCGTGCTGCTGGCGTCCGTGTTGCGCACCACCATCACCGGCTCAAGCGTGGCCGAGCTGCCCAAGTCCTCGGTGGCGTTGCCGCCTGCGGCACCCCAGCTCGTGACGTTGCCGGCTTGCACCGTCGTGGAGCCGGTAGACATGAAGCGCTGCCGGACGCGGCGGCCCGCGACGATCTGCGCCACAGCCCACAGCGTCTGTTCGACAGAACCAAGCTCCTCGCGCCACACCCACGCGAAGATCGTATGCGGAGCGGCAGATCCGCCGACCAGCGTGTGCTGTGCCCTGGAGCCGCCTGCATCGGCGCGGTCAAAGGAAATCGTCATGTCAGGCCGTCCTGATGAACCAGAGGTTGCTGTTAGCGCGCGGCATGAAGGCGAACCCGCGCAGGGCCGGCACGTACTTGAACCGGCCGTTCACGCCAGCGCTCGGGGAGTTGGTCGGCGTGCCCGAGATGGTCAGCACGCTCACATCCCACGTCGTGCCGCTGTTCGGCTGCACCGCGTAGACCTTGCCGATCTCGCCCGTGGCCGTCACGCCGGTCTGGCTGTTGCGCCCGCTGTGGATGCACAGGAAGCGGTCGTTGTCGGCGTCGTAGTCCATCGCCATGTACTCAGGCGCCGCCGCGAGCAGGGCGGTGCGCGCCGCGCTGGTGTTCAGCGTCACTGCCGATGCCGCGCTGCCGCCCGCGCCGGCCCACTTGTAGGCCACGAGGCCTACCTCGGAGTTGCTGCCCTCGCCGTTGCCGTAGTTCAGCAAGAAGCACGTATTGCGGCTGCCGTCCCAGGCTGCGGGCCAGCGGTTGTTGACCGCTGTGAAGCCCGTCACCGAGGCCGCAGTGAGCGTGCCCAGGCCGGTGCCCGTGAGCGAGGTCGGTGGCGTCCACCGCACGGCAGCGCTTGTGAGGACGTTGGAGAAGATCACGCCCGTGCTCTTGACATGCACCATGCCGAACGACGTGCCGCCAGACTGCAGCGTGTTGGCGAACTTGCCCTCGGCGTCCCAGGTGTTCGCGTCCACGTCGAAGCCGGTCACGGCAGCGGTTTCAGGACCGCCACCGCCGTAGATCGCCCGCCCTCCGACCATCATCACGCGCCGGAGCTGCGGCAGATAGAAGATGTCGTCGTAGTGATGGCGCGCAACCGGCAGGCCGTCGAGGTAGTAGCCGCTGGTTCGATCCAGTTGCACCGCCGTAGAGGGCTGGCTGCGCAGGGTCCACGTCGGCGTGTTGCTCGACAGGTTGATGCTGACCACGCGGTTGTCGGCGCTGTCACCGTGGCCGCCAGCCGCTGCAATGAACAGTTCGCTGGTGTCGAACTTGACCGCGAACGCGCCCCATGCATCGACCCAGCCATCGCCGCCCGTGAGCACTGCCTGAGTTGAGCCGTTGACCACAGCCGTGGTAACGCGGCCGTTGGTGTTCGGAATCTCGATCCAGGTGTTCAGCGGCTGCGAAGCAAGCCACGTCGGCAGCGCACCGCTGGCCGGGAGCACGGACCACACCGGCTGCGCGTTGAAAGCCGCGGCAAGCGGAATCCAGTTCGCCGCACCCACCAGCCGGCGATACGCGTCGAGCGCACCACTGACCCCGAAGCGCACGGCGTAGGCCAGCGAGGGCGTCAGGTTGCCCCACATGGCCGACTCGCCCGGCATGATTTCGCCGCCGAGCACGCCTTCGGTCGTGCCGATCCAGCTCGTCGGGGCTGACGCGGCATCGAGGCCCGCGACGATCTGCGCGTAGCTCTCGGCCTCGCTGTAGAACGTGCCAGTGCCGTTGCGGTAGTCGTTCTCGGTCAGTGCTGCCGGGCTGATGCGCTGGGCAAAGACCCCGCCGTTGATGTACCAGAAGCCGGTGGACGGCCCCAAGCGCTTGATGGTGCTCTGAGCCTTCCACTCGTGGAAAGCCTGCCAGCGGCTCTTACGTGTGGCGTCGGCCGTCAGGTCGAGCGCACGCGAGTAGCCCACTGCTGCGCTGACGAAGTCCTGCTGCCAAGGTGCGCCGTGGCCGAGGCGCAGCGTGCCGCTGTACTCCTCGCCCGGCTCGACCCAGCCCCACGGGTTGCCAGGCTGGGTGATGTACTGCGCGTGGTACTTGTCGACGTTCTCGTGCCACACCCGCAGGAAGTCCGCTTTCAGCGCGGTGTCGGCGTCGGGAATGATCGCCAGGGCCTGCGCCCAAGTGCGCATGGTCCAGCCTGCCGAGCGGGTCTGCCACGCGCCGAAGCACGACTGGAACAGGCCCTTCGACCCGTCGCGCATGACGCTGTTGAAGCTCTTGACGAAGTGGTTGAAACTCGCCGAGAGGGCGGCCTCTTCCATGAAGTACCAGCGCCCGGTGACGAGGTACGCCATGAAGCCGACCGAGGGATGGTGCGCGATGTCGCGCTCGGGGCCTTCGCCGCCGCTGGGCGTGGGCGTGTTGTTGTCGATCCAGAGGGTCGGGTAAGCGCTCGTCAGTGGGGGCCGGTTGGTCGTCTCGTCGCGGTAGTGGTGGCGATAGCGGCCCGCCGAGTAGCCGTTGAAGACAACCGCTTTGTAGACCCGCGCAGCGTCAGCAGCGGCGCAAGTCAGGTACAGCACGTCATGCGTCGGCAGCAGGCCAATGGGGCCGGCTGCGCCGCCGCTGCTCATGGTGTCTGACTGGTAGGTGTACCCGCCCTGCTGCAGCGGCGCAAAGGTGGTCGGGCAGGCCGTGCTGATGACCGCAGCACCGGCCGGCGTCAGCGCGCGGTACGTCGGCACCATCTCGGTAGCCTGCAGATAGGCCGCGTCGTGCCGCATCGTCACGCCCGGGTCAGTGCCGAGCCAGTGCGAGAGGCCCGTGCCGCTGATGAGGGGCGTGCGCTGGTGGTGCTTCAGGTCGATGGCGCCGCTGAATCGCGTGGTGCCGCCCATGCTGAAGCTGTAGGTGGCCGACTTGTTCGTCGGCGAGGCCACGTTCAGATAGCCGTTCTCGATCCAGGGCAAGATTTCCACCGCCCCGCCCGCGTAGAGGCGCACTTCGAGCCACGCCACGAGGTGCGTATCGCTGCCGACCGGCTTGCGGTAGATCCACGACGACATGCGGTGCCCGCTCACCCAGGTGGCGAAGGGGCTCGCCCAGTCGGCGCCAGCACTCCACGAGGCCAGCCCCAGGCCGCCAGCGTCTACCACGACGTTGTTGCCCGCCAGCGCTGTATCGAGGTCGGACGTGGTGAGCACCGTTCCCGTGCTGGCCGTGCCCGCGCTCATGGTCAGCGTGACCGGGCTGCCCGCGCTGGTGTAGGTGCCCGCCACGATGGCGATGCGCGCCGAGCCATCTGGCCAAGTGCTCTTGATCGTGGCTTGAGCCGTGGCGCCTGACACGACGACGCCCTGGCCGCTGGGGATGTCGCCCTGTCTGAAGGTGAAGCCCGCGGTGAACGGCAGCGCGGCGCTCGTGGCGCTCGTCAGGGTGAGCTGCATCGCGCCGCCGGATGGGGCGGGCGGGGGCGGCGAAGGTGGCGGCGGCGGCGTGGGGCCGGGAGCCGGCGCAGTCGCCGTGACGTAGCCCGTGCGCGTGCGCGTGTTGCTGCCGCCCGGCCCGGTGACGGTGAGCGCCACGGTGAAGCTGGCCGCCGTCAGGAAGGCCTTCGTCGGGTTCGTCGCGGTGCTGGTGGTGCCGTCGCCGAAGTCCCACAGCCGGCTGGTGATGCTGCCGGTGCTCTGGTCGGTGAACGTCACCGCAAGGGGCGTACTGCCGCTCAGGGGCGAGCCGATGAACTCGGCGACAGGGGCCGGGGGTGGCGGCGGGGGCGGCGGAGGTGGCGTAGGCGCAGCCCGCCCCGCGTAGGCCGTCGTCACGCTCGACGCGACCGAGATGCTGTCAGGTTGAATCGTGGCCATGTGCGGGGCTGGTCAGCCTGGTGCCGCCCGCATCAGCAGGTCACGAGCAGCAGGGTTCCGGTCTTCGGGTCCGGGCCGAGCAGGTCGGCGACGGTGTTCGCGGTGTCGAGCGCGGTCAGCACGCGGCGCAGGCGGGAGAGCGCGTCGTCGACGTTCTCGAAGCTGCGCGACGAGCCGCTCGGGGCGGCCTGCGACTTGATCTTCCGAGCGAAGTCGGCGCCGGCGAGGATGGCGACCGCCATGGCCTGGATGCGCACGATCGTCGAGGCGCTGTAGCCCGCGGTCGTCATCGCGGCTTCGCGCGTGGCCACGTCGTCGATCGCGGCCTGAAGAGCGAAGCTCGGCACCGAGATGCCGAGCGTTTCGTCGAGGTAGGCCGTCGCCTGCAGCAGCGTGAGCATGGC